GTAATTTTTGGGTGAGATCTAATTTAAACATGTGTATATAATATTTCAAGAAATCTTTTTAAATTGTTTTCTTGACAGAAAATTCATGTTATGAAAGGGGTAACAAAAGAATGAAATACTATAATTTGTCTTCAAATATCATTGCGTGTGATAATTTTTTACCTCAACAAAAAGTTGATGAATTATATACTGATTTTTTAAATAACAGAAAAATGTTTACGATTCCTGGGTGGGGTAATGAACAAGAAAGCACCAAAGAATTTTTCTCAGAAAAATGTGGAGGTTTTGATTTTTGGATTGATTGGGATCAAAGAGAAAAAAATAATTCTTTTATTGAATCTTTAGACAAATGGTTTTTACATCAAGGTCTTTACTCTTATACTCAATTAAAAGGTTTAAATATTTTTGATTGGTTAACAAGACCAATTAAATGGGACATACATGTTATTTGTTATAACAATGGTGGTTATTATAATTGGCATTGCGATAAAAAAGAAGGAACTCTATTTACTTTTAATCTTATTTTAAACAAAGGAAATTCTTTAGAGGGAGGTAATATGTTTTTTATGGATGATAACAAAATAATAGAGGTTGAAAATAAAAATAATTACATGGTTGTTTTTCCTTCGTTTATTCAACACTCTATTTCTCCTTTATATTCTAATAATAAAAAAGACGTTTCTTTTTTAGAACAAAGATTTAGTGTTCAATTTTGGGTATCTTTTCAATGAAATCTGAAACTTTTTTATTTGGTAGAATATTAAAAAAATATAAAATGTCTAAAAAAGACATTAACGATTTAAACAAGACCTATGAAAAGGCACGTGATAATTTAAACAGTTTTGGTCCTCGTCTAGCAGGTAGACTTGAGACAGAATTAGATTTTACTAAAATTTTTGAAAGCACTAAAATTTTTCCAAAAATATGTAAATGTATAATAGATTATGTTAACGAATATGAATCATTAATTACTGGAAGTATTTCAAATTCAGGTGAATATGAGCCATTTCCACATAAATCATTTGAAATAATTAGTTGTTGGATCAATGATATGAAAGAAGGAGAGTACAATCCACCACACACCCATCACGACAAGCTTGGTTTAAACCAGAAGTAGGAGATTTTTATGTATTTGAAGCAAGCCATGTTCATTCTGTAAATCCTTTTAAAACTAATCCACCAAATCAAATTAGAAGATCTATGTCATTTAATTTTGTATTAAAGCATCCCAATGTTAAATAAAAAAATTACTTTTTGCTGTATAGACAAAGCAATGGCGGAAGTATGGCCTCATCCTCAACCTGCATCAAGATTTATTCCTGATGAATATAAAAAACTAGAAAGATTTCATAACGACAGTTTACATCACCCAACAGTGAAAACATGCATTCCTTTTTTAGATTCTTTAACAATGGGCTACATCATTCCTTTTGATCAAGACTATGTTGTGGATCCAGTTGAAAATGATTTTTCTGTTACTCCAGCAAATAGAGAAAGCGCCGATTTTGGTTTTCATAGCGAGGTGCAATTACCTGAACAATGGAGAAAAATAACTGGAACGAATGCAGGGAAATTTGTTAATAAGTGGTTAATTAAAACACCTCCTGGTTATAGTTGTTTATTTGTAAAACCAATGAATAGATTAGAACCTAGATTTGAAATTATAGCTGGGTGTGTTGATACCGACACATATATAAATGAAATAAATTTTCCTTTTATTTTACATAAACGAGATAAACAGTTTTTAATAAAAAAAGGAGAGCCTATGGTACAAGTTATTCCTTTTAAAAGGGAATCTTGGAAAATATGGTCTGGATTTTACTTTGAAAAACTACATTCAAAAACTTTAAACTTACTTCAAAGTAAGTTTATAGATAGATATAAAAATATGTTTTGGAAGAAGAAAAGTTTTAAATAGTGTATATATTTGCAAATATTGACGACTGTGCTTTAATAATAAATGATTTTTTACCTACAGATTTATTTAAAAAAATAGTTAATTTTAATTACAACGTTACTTTAGATTCTCATGTGGAATGGGATAAAACTCTTTATAAAGATAATCAAGGAGCTGTTACTATGAAAAATGTTAAATTTTCTGACGCTTTAGGTATTATAGAAAAAGAAAAAGTAAAAGCAATTAATCCGATTTTTGAAGATTTTTTAAAAACTATAATACAGTGTCCATTTATGCCCTATCAAAAACAATCAAGTATTCGGTGTTGCTATTATGAATATGATAAGTTTTCAGGAATTAATTGGCATAACGATGGTGATTATACTTTAAATTATTCTTTTTATATTCATGATGAATGGAATGAAAATTGGGGAGGAGAAACAATAATAGACACAGGTAGAGGTCTTCCACTTTCAGTAAAGCCCACACCAAATTCTCTTGTAGCAGTAAAAAATAATATAGAACACAAAGTAAGTTCTATTATAGGTCCTAAAAAAAGAAAAGTTTTACAAGTGAGGGGAGTTTTTTACGAATAATTAGGATCGTAATCTCTCCAATCTTTATCGTCAGGAAATGGATTTTCTTCGGTCCATTTTGAATCAGCTCTATCAGCAGCATATGCTGCTTTAGCCTCTTCAATTTGAAGTTTTCTAACATCTGCCCACGTTAATAAATCAGCAACAGTAGTGGAGCCAAACACAACATCAGACGTTGCATTTAAATCTACATTTCCAGTCATATTACCTGTTGATGCATCTTTGTTTTGAACTTCATTTTGACCTGGTAATGTGTTCCAAATAATAAAATGAATAGTGTCTGGCACTGTTAACGCATTACCTCTATCAGCCCAAAGTATAAAATCATTACCTGTGGCGCCTCCATCAATTAATATAGAATCTTTGTTTCCTATTACTATTTGTGTTGCCATCAATATCTCCTAATGTTTAATAATATAGTTTACCACCACAAATGGTGAAAATGAATTTGTCCCCGCAGCGGTAACAGTTCCTGTTAAATTTGTAGTAATATTACCCGTTAATGTTCCAGATAAAGTATGAGAATGTGTGTGACCTGTTCCTGAACCAGCACTTTGTATGGAGTTATTACCTCCTAAACCTTTTATACCATCAGCCTCATTCCAAAAGTCTTGGGTGTTAGAATAACCTGTTCCAACTTGTTTTGCGTTAGGTCCTGGATTTAAACTTCTTTTTGGATTGGGGTTACCCGTGGTATTAGCTACTTGAAAACTGTGTTCATGTGATGCTAATTGAGCTGTCGTTAAAGAAGTATTAGAAATAGCACCTGTAATAGTTACCGATTGGGTGGTTGTGCTTGAAGCAGCTTGATTGTTAGTTACTGCTACAGTAACTGTATTAGCGCCACCAGTGCCTGCTAAGTTGTATGTGTTGCCATCATAACCTTGTGGCATTTTACCTTGTAATTGAGGAACGTTGAACGTTGTAGAACCATCACCAGATCCATATGTTGTAGAAATTACAGCAAATAAATCTGCATACGTTGATCTTGATACAGCCGACCCATCACATAATAAATAACCGTCTGGCGCTGTTGTTTTAGTCCAAGGCTTGATTGCGCCTACTTCACTTCTGTTTACTATATCTTGTAAGTTAGCCATTAGTCGTTATATTTCAACCTCCATCCATTGTCACTGTTTACATATACCAGAGCAATGCCCGCACCGTTAGTGCTAATTGTTAAATCTGACGTAGCACCTTGAATCTTTTCAGAGTTACGTCCAACTGTACAGTTATTTGTACCAAAAGTTCCTTCAGCGTCAATAATTTTTACTTGATTACCAATTGAAGGAGAAGAAGGTAAAGTTATGGTGACAGCACCGCCAGACGTATCAACAAAAAGATTGTCTCCATCGGAGGCTGTGTAGTTACCAGTTTTAATTTGCCAAGCTTCACCTAGACCAGCCAAAGAAAAAATATCATACCAGTTAGTACCATCAGTAGCTAATAATCTATACTTACCATTAGTAACTGTGACAGTGTTTCCTGAAGCACCTAATCTAGCAGAGATGTCAGCACCACCAGAAATGTTATTATAAATACCGTAAGTTTTTTGAGTAGCTGGAAATTGTAAAGTGTGAGTTGTAGAAACTGTCCCTGTTAAAATTAATTGATTTTGTCTTGCTTCGTTATTTGCTTGAGTTTGTGGACCATCACCGTTTGTTAGTGTAGTCGAAGTTCCTGTAGTAATTGCTTTTGAATAGACACCTGCAATTGCAAATTCAAAAACCTGAGAAAAGTTATTATTAGTAATAGTACCCCAAGTACCTGAATTTTCCCCTGTGGTTTGTAGCTCTATTCGTAAGCCTGTTGAATAAGTTGATGCCATTTAATCTCCTAATAAAGTTTTAGTAATTATTTTAAAGTTTGTCAAAACTTTTATGCGGCTTTATGGACTTCTGTCCAACTTATATCCGAGTTAGAATCATCGACAACGGACCAGAAAGTCCCTTGCAAAGTTCCAGTTGTACTTGTAGCAGAAACGCCAGTGATTGTAAAGCTCACATCTGTTCTAATACTTACCGTTCCTGTGCTAGCTGTAGCAGAAACACTAGGTGCTTCGTAACTAGTTTCTTGCGTTTCATCACCTAAAGAAGCTGTCATTCCAACACCAGTAACAAATATTGATGTTCCAGCAGTTCCGACAGAAGATGTCATTGCATTACCAGAAGGGAATACAACAAATTCTGGATCTGCTTCTGCTGTTCCTAAAGAAACATCAAGCT